AAATCCCCAACTAGTGAGGATTTTTTATAAGTTTGTTTAACTTAGAATGAGACGTCTGCAATAACGTGTCCTGCTAGGTCACCGTTTGCTAGGTTGTCTGCACCTTCTAGTATAAAGTTTACTGCCGCTTGTGAGCCTGCTGTAAAATCACCAATTTTTAATACTGTAAGGTTTAAGTTTTGTACTGAGCTGACTAATGCATTCAATTGTGCTTGTGAAATATTTCCTGATTGCTGAGTAAAACTCTTAAGGAATACATCTTTTCCAATTACTTCAATTGGTGCCGCCGCTCTTCTATCTGCTTGTGCCATTTTATTCTCCTAATTTGTTTAGCAACCTTATGTTGCCGTTACATTTATTTATCATTTTATCATAAAAAAAGGGCATGTAAAATGCCCTTTAAATAAAGTAATTAAACTTATGCTACTGTGAATGAAGATCCTGCAGTTACGGCCGCACTACTGAAGTCGTATGTTGTTGGATCTGTAACACTACCAATTGCTCTGATCTGAGCCTGAAGTGCTGAAGCGTCAAACTGACTTCCATCAACTACGCAATGGATAACACCACTGTTGTCATCTACTGCAAAGAAGGCTAGTGGTTGAATGAACTGAAGTGCTCTTTCAACTGCTTCTCTTGTTGCATCATCTTCTGATCTTAAGTCAGCACCGACGTCTACTTTGATAAGTTTAACATTATGTTTTTCTATAAGGGAACCAGTTGCAAAATCACCTACACCTGCTCCGTTTCCTTTTGATTGTGCCATTATATTTCTCCTAAAATTTTTGCACAGAGTAATCTATGCATTTACATTTATTTATCTTAATTTTGAAAAAAAATATTGAATTTTTGCCTAATTACTATTACTTCTTGAATTTGTACCTAGGATCTGGATCAATTGCATCTAGATCGCTTCCTTTACTTAAATAGTCACTTCCTCTTTTCAAATCTTTAAAAAGATTTTTACCCACAGGCTCATCTGAGCCAATACCAAATGCTTTTTTAAATCTATCTCTTAATCCCATGCCTTTAGCCTTAGAGCCTACGTTTGTATAATCTGGGTCAAATATTTTAGTATCCTTTGCACCACCGCCTCTTAATTCTCCGCTTCTCATGTATTTGTATTTACCTCTACCTGCTCCAGTATTGTCAGGTGCGTCTGGCTGAAAACTTGGACCTTTGGAAGGTTCTGGAATTGCACTAGTAAATTTTCTTACTGCTTTAACTTTGTCTTTTGACCCTGCATTTTTAATTGCTTGAGCACCTGGTGAAGTAATAAGACCCTTTTTAGCGGCTTCATCTGCCGCTTTTTGATATGCGGCATCAACACTATACCCGCCAATCAATCTAAACTGAGACATAAATTCATTAGCAAATGCAGGACTAAATTTTTTCAACTGAGCAAATTCTAACTGAGCTCTTTGTTGCTCAGCCGCATTTGCCTGATCTCTGCTAGGTGCCTCTGTTATTATTTCATATATTTTCATATTTGTCTGCTTCTTCCACCAGCCCAGTATCCTGCTATTGCTCCAAGGCCTGTGCCTACTCTTTTATATTTATCTACATTTTTACCTAATTTTTGTGCAATCTTTTTACCTGCGTATCTTCCTGCTATGCCACCTGCTACTGCACCTGCAACTTTTCTGCCTGTGTTCTTTTTAAATTTGTCATTTGTTTTGTAACTTCTGTATTTAATCATATGTGATACAGGAGTTAATACTTCACTGCCTCTGCCTAAACGTCTTAGTTCCTGAGCAATTTTTGTTACTATATATTGCTTTTGGTTATATTTTAAATTTTCCCAATCCATTATAAGCCTACGCCATTGCTTGTAAATAGATTTTTTAATTTTTAATTGAGACTCTAACCTAAACATATAGGGACTAGCAACAGTATCTGTTATTCTACCATTTGCTATGTTCATCATAAAAGTCCAATGTGTTCTTTTATCAAATTTTAAACTTTTTAAATACCTTTCGCTTTTGCCAGGCTGTCTCAATCTGCTTACGGTCTTACTGTCTGGATTAGAAACTACATTGGCTAACAGATATAAATCAGTAGCATGACTTCTAAATAATGTGTATTTGCCATATTGTATAGTTTGCTTTGCATAAGATTGAGCGAATTTAGATTGTTTTTTATCCTTATACATCATGTATGTAATTAAAGTGTTTAAGTATAAAAGTTCAGATACTGATTCGCCTGTGAGCTGGTTAAATCCTGATGTTGTTCTGTATAATCTTGCTTCTGATATTTCTTGATCAATTAATTTAAAGTCCAAGTTGGTTTCTGTTAATTCTCCATATACACTATACAATACAGGATTGTTTTCACAGCCTAAACTGTCATTTGCAACTCCTCTGATAATTGCTTCTTCTCCTTGCCTATCGTCAAAGTCCTGAAACACTTCAGCATAAACTTCGTCTATAGAATCATCATCATATCCGTCATTACATTCATCAGTAAACCCTTCGTAATGTATAACAAAATCTCCAACCGTATCTACCCCTACATCTGTAGGCACTAGATTGTTTACAAATTTTTCTACTTCTTTTGGTAAGTTCATTTGCCTGGTGCTCCAGTTCCAAAGTTTAATCTACTAAACTCTAATCTGTCTACTAATTTTAATGCATTACCCATTCTGTCAACTGCTACAAATCCTTCTTCGCCTGTTACTTCATATCCTTTTTCAGTTTCCTTGAATGTTGGCATCTGTCTAATTGTTTCTAATTTTTTAACAATTTTTATTTTTGCTTCTATAATTTTAAGATACAAATCATATACTGCTACAATTTGAGGTACATTTTGCTTTATAAACTTTACACCTTGAACTAACTTATCTGTCATTTCATCCTGTTTGGCTTGTGTTTTGTAGCCGTCTATTTTCTTTTGCATAAAGTCAATATATTTTTGTACAAATCCTTGTGCAAATTTAGTAGGCTCATCAAATGCACCTGCTCTGATATTATTATTTACATGTGCCTTAAGTTGCTGTAAAAATTCTTTACCAATTAAATCGTTCCCTTGCTCTAACCATTTAAATGTATCAGCATCTATAGATTTTAAATAATTATTAGCCATACTAATTGCATCTAAAACTTCACTGCTTTCTTCTTTTGTCATTGTTATTGTGCCACTTAAATCTTGTATAATTGCATCGCGATGCCATACACTAGATGCTGTGCCTAATTGTGAGCTGTTAAAACCAAATGATGCTTGGGTATCTGCAAGTGTTGGACCGCCTGAGTATTCTGTGTGCCATACTATACCTATTTCAGCAGACTGAATTTGTTTTGCTAGGTCACTATCTGTGGGTACTGCATAAACTATAGTGTTTGGCTTAAATACTAATACATCTTCTCCATTAATAGATGTAGTTTGTAAATCCTGTTTAGTAAACAGCATATCGCCTTGTGCAACAGTATTCCAATTTAAATTTCTCAAATACTTTAATGCTGTTTTTAATTTGTCTTGTAATTCTTCAGCAGGATGATTTTCCTCTATGTCTTTATCTGTAAAATTTATTTTTGGCTTTTTAGCAAATACACCTTTGGTACCTACAAAAAATTTTCCTGTTTCTGGATCTTTACCAGCAATAATGGCTGGTGCACCGTCCCATTTAGTAGTCATTGATATTGGAGATTTAGAATTACCTTCCAGCATGTCATGTAAACTGTACAAATAGTCTACTGCTTCTTTGGCACCTTGAAATCCTTTGTTAAAGATATTATCTTCCAGATGCTCTAAGTGAGTATTTTTATTTTCTGCTTCTAGTATTATTTGCGTGACTAGAGGTTCAGATAACTCTATGAACCTCATTGTTAAACACCTTCTGGCTCATTGGGATTATTCTTTCTCATAGTAGGAGTTTTTTCAGGTGGCCAATCTATAATTGCTTTCTCTATTTCATCTTCCTGTTTTGGGTTAAGATTATATTTTTTTGCTATTTCATCAGCCAATTGTTCAGGAGTATAATTTTGTACATTATTATTAATATCAATGTTTATACTAGGATTAGTTGTAAGTGGTGGTGGTGTATCTTTCTTTTTACGAGGTGTTGTTTTTTTATTAAGTGCACCAGAAATCTTTAGCCATCTGTCTAATATTCTTTGCTGTTCAGGATTAAGACTTTTCCAGGTTCTTTGATTTTGCGTAAGTTGATCATCTAAACCTGCTCCTGCTAGATGCGCCAAGTTTATTTTTCTACCTTGATATGGATCAGTCAATGTTCCACCACCTCCAGCACCGCCTCCAGCACCGCCTCCAGCACCACCTCTGGCGCCACCTCCAGCACCACCTCCACTAGCACCACCGCCTTGATTTGTTGGATCTGCCTGATTTTTATTCTGAGATTTTTGCCATTCCTGATAAGCATCGTTCAGTGTTGGATACTTTTCACGATCGCTCTGATAAATTTTCACAATCTGATCTGCATCTGCCTGACTTAGATTTCCTAGTTCCACCTGTCTTTTCAAGTTTTGTACATCATCTGAGGTATCATTTTTTGTAGTTGATCTATCGTATTGTGCATTTAAATTTTCTTCTTGTTGTGGATTAGCAGGTTTTTGTGTTAGCAAACTGTTCCATTTGGCACCATCAAATTCAAAATCATGTGGTATTTTATTTTGTCCAAAAATTAATCTTCCTAATTTTGTATTATATTTTTTGCCGTACTGGTCTTTGAGCTCTTGCCATTTAGGATCATTATCCTTCATTCCTATATCTTTGGCACTTATCATCAATGGCTTACCTTTTGTGTCTACCAGTGTTCTTACATCGCCTTTTTGTGCAAGGTCTCTAACATTTATTTCGCCAGAATCCACATCTTTATTTCTAGGCCCTGGCCCAGGTCCTGGTTCCTGTTGTTTGCCTTTGAAAAGATTTCCAATTTTGTCTAGACCTCTACCTATTGCACCACCTATCTTAGCACCAGCCTTTTTACCAAAATTTGCTTTAGGATCGTTACTGGCCGCCTGACCTATACCACCTAATCCTAATTTATCCATAGCTCTGGTCACAAGACCTTTACCGCCTTTTCCTTGTGCTTGAGGGTTTGCATTTATTAATTGCTTAAAAAGTACACTATTCTTAGTTACATCTTTAGGTTTAGATCCAGGTGTTACGTCTGTAAATTTCATATTGGCAACGTCCCAGGCATAGGTTCTGCCCTTGAATTTTGTAGTTTTTGCAACTTTATTTGGAATGAAACTTACTTCAACTAATACTATTTCATTTATCAGCATTTTGGTTCTCTTTTTGGCTTTCCTTTATAATTTTGGATATTCCTCTGGAGAACTTTTTAACATCTCTGCCTTTGATACTGTTTACAAGTCTGTTTCTGAGATCTTTTGCAGTATCTTCGTCATAGTATGTGTCTATTTGCTCTAATAAACTGATAGCACTTGCAATCACATGCTCGCCTCTGTTTGAAACCACATGATTGCGATCTCTGTCAACAGATATCTGATTAAGCTCTTCTAGGATACTACGAGTTTTTCGCACTTTTTCTCCATTAAAAATATACAATGCTATTTATCATTTTAGTTGTCATTCTTTTTAAAGAACTCTCTCATATTCATTGCACCTGATATAACATCTTTAGATTCAGGCTCATCTGCTTTTATACTGTTACCTCTTTTTAGTTGATCTACCAAACTACTGGTTGTCATTGTCATTGCGTCTTCATCGCCTTCCTGTAAATCTTCTATTCTTAATGTATCAGGATCAAATCTCAAATCAACTTTTGTGCCTACACCACTGCTAGAACGTGTTTTCATAAACTGTATCTGATATCTACCTTTTTCTCGCATAGCATTACTTGTGAAAATACCTACAACATTATCTGCTGTTTGTACTTTACTGATACCACCTGCTATGTGATGATGATCAAATTCTATTTCTTCTACTGCACCTCTGTTTAACTGCGAGGCAGTAACAAACAGCAAGTCTCTTTCTACTGCTAAGTTACGCAACTCCTCAGATACATATTTGTCTTTAATAAACAAGTCACTACCACTAACTTTTGCACTAATAGGCATCATTAAATCCAAGTAGTCAACTAATAAACAGTCTACTTTTTCACCACATTGTATTTCATATTCACGTAAAAATGTTCTGATATCATTTGCATTCACTCCATTAGGCATCTGTTTTACTCTCAGTTTACCAGCACCTTTGGCCTTCATGCGAACTTTTAAGTCCACATCATCCATATTTTTCATAACTTCTTTTGTGCCATATCCAGATACCATACTGTCAAGTCGCATACTTATTAACTGCTCACTTAACTCTAAACTGATATATACAACATTAAATCCTGCTAATGCCCAATTTACTGCAAAGTTTTGTAAAAATAAACTCTTACCTGCACCACTACCACCAGCAAAAATTGTCATCTCTCCTCTGTTCATGCCGCCATAAAGTTTATGATCTATTGCTTTCCATCCTGTACTAATTGCACCTGCTTGATCTTTTATCCATTGTAATCGCTCTTTAGGATTTTCAAAGTATTCTAAACCCAAGTCTTTAACTAAACCAACTTGACTGGCATCTTTAATTTTATTTTCTACAGTACCATAGTCTTGTTTTTCCAATAAGTCAGTACTTTCTATAATTGCTTTTTCTAATGCTTTGTGTCTGCAAAATATTTCAAACTCTTTTAAAAACCAGTTATGATGATCTACTGTAACATTTTCTATAATGTCTAATTGTAATCCAGATATAGCACTTACCTGATCAGGCGTAGGAATACTGTTAAAATCTTTAGCATGACTTTGAAATAATTTTACTACAGGCCTATACTTGCTGTTAAAAAATTCAGGCCTTACAATATTTTGACATCTGGCAAACAAATCCTTGTCGCTCAATAAAAATCTTATAAACAGCTCTTGTGTTTCTTCGTTATAATTCTGGATATCGCTCATAATTTTTTATCTCATTTAATATATATCTTGCAAACAGTTTATGTCCTGCTTCGTTTGGATGGCTATCACTAGTGCTAATAATGTTATTTCCTGCAACAATGCTAATAGGTTTAACAAAATGTCCAGGTGTAATGATATTTACATGATTATCATGTGGCATACATCTAGAACTCATGCCAGTAAATAAGTAGTTTACATCATTTTGATTAAAGTATGCTATTGCTGTATTTAATAAATTAAATGTTTCTTGCTCTACTGTTTTAATTGATCTGTGTAGTATCGAATGTTGTATAAAGTTTTTAACTTTTACATTTAATTCAGTTTGATTTATGTCACTTCTATTATAAGATCTATCATCTAAAACAACATCATTTTTACACATACCTATCCAGGTATCAAACTCTGCATCATACCATTCATCTCTAAACCAATCAGATAATTGTATTACAAAAAATGTGTCATCATAAGCATGAGTTTCAATATACTCTATTGTTCTTCTAAGTATTCTTTTATTACTACTGCCTATCCAACTTTCATTTATTACATCATAGTCTTTCATAAAATCTGGCCAAGCAGATTTATTATCTAAAGTGTTACCGTAACTAAAACTACAACCGTTTACATATAATTTCATATTAATGTCCTACATGAACTCCAAACATATATCCTAAAAAGAAAAATAAAGGACCTAAAATAAGTAAGTCTATTATCCAATGCAAGGCAATAGATAGTGTAACTATTTCCTTCCAATGTAATTTACATACATTTTTCCAGTGATCAAATCTTTCTCTCATATCATTTTTGCCTTTACTTCTATTTTAAGTTTATTATTTGTTGCATGTTTTATAATACTGCTTACTGTTGCTAATCTACCATAACGTTGAACTGCATCTGCGGCATCTTTACACTCTACATGCCAAGGCGGGAAACTAACTTCCCACCCTAGTTCAGCGGCCTGCAACATTAATTCTATACCTGCTTCGTCCCTGTCAGGGCATACTATAATTCTTTTACCTAATTTTTCTATTAGATGTGCCTGCTCAGGGCCTACACTATTACCCTGTATTGCAATACCATCTACCAGTATGGCGTCAAATACACCCTCAGTTACAATAATAATTTCTCTTTTACTATCTGCAAACCTATCTATATTAAAAACATATCCTGGTTGCATTTTATGTAAGTACTTAGGCGTTTGTTTGTCAGGAGGGCTAATATGCCTTCCTGTCCAGCCTACAACATCATTGTTATAAGTAAAGGGGACTACTAATCTTTGCTTATATAACTTTTCATCAAAGTATAGCAGTGGATATAGACCAAGTAGTCCTCTTTGTTTCGCATATTTCTTTACAGCATGTTCATCTGGCAAATCATCTACCGCCATTGCTGTTTCAGGAATTTGTTCTGTATTAAATTTTTGCAAGTTATAAACATAATCTGAAGTACTTTCTGTTTCTAATTCTTCAGAATATTTCATCAGTTCTATTGTAACTTTATGTATATCTTGTGTATCTGCACCTAATTTTATTGCTAAGTCCTTGTATTTTTTACCAAGTGTAGGATTAGGCTCCCAACCTGTTGTAAAGCCACAATTAAAACAGTTATAGGATATTTTTGCTCCTGTAGTAATTAACCCTCCACGTTTTCTTTTATCTGTACACATAGGGCAATCCATAGTGTTCCAGCCACTAGGAGTTCTGTTTGTTTTTATTGGAAGATTATCCAAAAGGAGGCGATGCACCATTTCAACTAAAAAGTCTATATCCATGCATTAATTATACATGAATATTGTTGAAAAGTCAATTAATTTCTAAGTTGCACTAAAGAAATATTTCCAGCAGTAGGCTCACTCATTACTCTAATATAATTTGCATTTACTTGAAAAGTATTATGGTATATTGTTGAGTTAGATGTTAAACTTATATTGCTTACAACATTAAACCAATCACTACTGTTATTTGCAGTTCCAGGTGTATTTTCAACACAACTTGCCTGTATATCTATCCTGCCTGTATAATTATCTGGATGTATTGCAATACTATGTAAAATACTATCAAAATTTCTTTTTTGATTTCCTTCTAATGCAGAAGTTACAAAAACATTAGATAAATCCCCTGTATTTGTATTTGTAACTTGCATAAACTGGTTTACATTTGCAGTTTGTGTTTCAACTGGTGTAAGATTAGTTTGATCTAAAATTTCTATATCAAATTTTATATTATTGTTTTGATCTGAATAAACAGGTAGATCTTTTCCTTCCATTGTTTCTCTGGAAATATAAATTTGATAAAGTCCAGGTTCTAAATTCGTTAAGTCACCTTCTACTATATTTAATTTTACTTGCCCTGTACTTCCTGTATGTTCTAGAACTCTTGTAAAAACTCTTTCTCCTGTACTAGGTGCTACAAAGGTTGCTCTTAATATATCAGAATTTACATTTTGTAATTTTCTATCTTTGTCTCTAATGCTAAAACATAGTTCATTAGACAATCCTTTATGTGCTATTAATCTTTTATTATTCATAGGTCTGTTATCCACATAGTAACCATATGTGTTAATCACAAGATCAACCACCTCGTCGTATAGATATAATTTGTGATTTCCGTAACTCATATAGTTTTTAACTCTTTATATTGTAGTATTTATCATTATAAAACATAAATAAAGTTGTGGATAAAGAAGAACTTATATCAGAGGCACAAGAAAAATATCCTTTCCTAACAGGAGTTACCTATGGGGGAAACGAATACGTTGGGATAGTAGTTAATCATGACAATTCTATAATGACATTTTATGATGTTAATAAAATGCCCTCATTAGAAGTTAAAAAAAGATTTTTAGTATATGGTGACATGTGGTGGTGGGAAAGTAATAGGCAACTGCCAATAGATATATTTCTTAATCATGAAATGAAAGAATTTATTCCTTTCCTTTCCACATTTGTAATGAAGGATGTAGAAATAATTTTTGGTCCCATGACATCATTGCAAAATTTAATTAAGAAAAGAATTAAAAGACGTGGTGTTCAACTGGTTAGAAAAACTGACTAACCTTCACAAATCAAGTTTAATTGTACAATAATTGCTAATGCATAACCATAACTGTGACTTTTCTTAAAAAAGTATGAATTATCATTAGGCTTTACCCAAACATTTGCTTCTATTTCTTTCCAACTTTTACCAACTAAGTGCCTTTTACCTGGCCTTATTATTGCAAGTATCATTGCTAGTTGTTCTAGACTTTTAGGAGGATGTTTTTTAATTATATCAAAATGATTACTGATGTGGAATAACTGTTCTACAACTTCTTCATGCTCTAAAAGTTCCCACATAGGCTCTTTTGCAATAAGTTGATCTAAATGTGTTTCATCTTTTATACCTGTGTATATATGGTTATTAAGAAAGTCTACTTTAAACCAACCTTCTTCCTCTGCTTTTTTGTGATCAATTGTACTGTAACCTTGTAATGGAAATTTAGGAATATTTTGAAAGTAAACACCAGTATTGTGTTTAGTAAAATTTCCGTCCTTTTCAATACCTGCAGGAGTATGATTAACTAGTTTGAGAAATTCATCTCTGTTAGCCATATCTATATCTACATCAAAATCTATTTTCATTTTATCTCTTTATGTGCAAATCTTTTTATATGTGTATGTATTGACCAATTACAACTTATACTGTATCTTACACTATCACCTAATACAGGTGTTGTATAATGTGATAAGGTTGCTGGGAAAATTAATAAGTCTCCCTCTTGTGGATCTAAGCAAATTTCTGTGCTTCCAAATCCATTTAAATCATTCTGCGTACCATAAACAAAATTAATCTGTCCTGTTTGTTTTTTATTAGTAGTTTTATTAACTATAAAATTGTTATCTTTTTCATCTAATATTATTTTAGGATATATAACTGTAACTAAATCAGCAGTTCTAAAATGATTATGTAAAGGATTATGCTCCATATGAACTTGTTTATTATACCATGCTTTAGTGCAATCAAAAATATCATCAAAATTTTCTTTTTCTATTATATTTTTGTAATATCCAGGGTCTACTTCTTTTAAATAATCATTACAGTATTTTTTTATTTTATTATAGACTTTAGATGTTTTAAATTTTGCTGTAATATTTTTTTCTTCTAAAATAAATCCAACTAGTCCTTGTCTAAAATCATCAGTTGAATCTAAACAAATACCATATAATTCTTTTGACTCATCATTAGATAATTTTATATGACCAACTTTAGGACCAAATTGTAATATATTTTCAAAACTACTCATCTTTTACAAATATGCCATCCACCATACGACCTTTCCTGTCTTTAATATCATTATATGCAACTTCTAAGCATTCTTCAAGTGTTGTACCTTCTCGCTCTGCTATATTAATTAATATAACTAAACAGTCTCCAATGTCATCTTTAACATCTTCTCCTTTGCATACACTATCTGAAAGCTCTCCAACTTCCTGTATTAATTTTAAAACTTGATCTTTACTGGTTGCACCATCAATAAGATTTCTATCATGGTGCCATTGCGATACTTTTTCTGTTAGTTCTTTCATAATCCTGCTACCTCACATGCTTTTTTAATTTCTTCTACTTCTTCTTTATTATAACCAAAATGTTTCATCCAAAATGTTGTATCAATAATATGTTGTATCATTTTAACCTGTTCATCATTAAATCTTGTTAATAATTCTCCTCCAGTTTCGCTAAGATATAAAACCCAAGGACTTATTTTTGCACTCCTTAAATCATGTACTGCTCTTGCTGGGCTTACTGACTTAAAATAATCTTGCCAATCGTTTCCAGATTCAGTACTCCAGTTATTAAGATATATTATTGTTCTTTCTAATGCCTTTAAGCCAGGCTCCTTTTTTACATAAGTTAAAAGATACTCATCATACATACTATCTTTACTCCAGTCTTTTAATTTTTTACCTTCTTTTATCAGCCATTCTGCAAATTGCTCAGGCTGTAAATATTCATTTACTACGCAACTCCTTCCAAATTTAGTAAATCCCTCATAGTATTGACTGCGTATAAAATCTTCCATACTTTTAACTTTACTTACTGATGTGTTTAGTTCATAAAACATTTGAAATACTCTGTATCCTAATCTTATGTGTGTTAAATCTTTGTCAGCCCAACGTCTTTTTTTAATACACATATGAGCTGAGAGAGTTCTTTCGCTCATAAATGTTTTTTCACACCATTTACATTTATTTTCCAAATATCTCTCCAATTGTTTTGTCATCGTAACCATTTGATTTTGCAAACTCTTTTAGTTCTTCTTTAGTATTGATATCTATCAAGTAATTTATATCTTCTGCTTTCATATGTGGAAACTTTTCACTTACAAAATCAAATACTTTACTTTTCTTCTTTTTACTATTAGGCGGTTTTATATATGGATGAAATTGTACAGAACCAACACCACATACACTAAGCAATAACCATTGTAATTCTGGATGTTTACTAACCTCACTATACTGATAATTTACACACTCATTAGTCATAAAAATATAATCTGCCGCATTTTTTCCCTGTACACTACTGCAATATCTCATCATCATCCAGGCACTAAAGGCTTTTTTACCTTCATCAGATAGTTTATTATAAAAGTCTCTATCCTTTTTATCTATTGCCGCCATAATATCTTTTAACGGTATTTGAGGTTTTTTAGGCATTATTCTCCTTCGAATTCAATAAGTGATTGTACATTAAATCCTGCATCCTGTATTATAGCACTACCTTTAAGATCAATCAAGTCTATTGCGGCCAGAATTAATATATTTTCTCTAGGTACACTCCAACATTGACTTATCAAAGTTGCTAATGCCATTGCTGTTCCGCCTGTTGCAATTAAATCATCTATAATTACAATTTTATCTTTTGGCTTTAAATTACTATTTTGTTGTATATGTAATGTTGCTTCTCCATATTCTAATGTGTAATTTCTTTGATATGTAGGATTGGGTAACTTTCCAGGCTTTCTTGCAAGTATTAAAGGTAATTCCATATCTCTAGCAAGTGGGGAACCAAATAAAAATCCTCTGCTTTCTATCGCAACTATTTTTGTTGCCTCAAACATCATACACTCAGCAGTCATGTCTATAAGTGCTTTGTTGAAGGCTTCTGGGCTTTCTAGCATACTTGTAATATCCCTAAACTGTATTCCTTTTTTAGGGAAATCAGGTACTGTCCTTATACTTTCTTTTATGTCCATAAGTTTATTTCCTCCCAAGGCAAATCACTTTTGCCAAAATGTCCATAATTTGTTGTCCTTTTTAAGTCTAAATCAAATAAATTAAATCTATCAATTATTCCTTTTGGAGTTAAATCAACTAACTCTTGTATCTGTGCTGTTAGTTCAGGTCTTACTTCTCCGTCTGCATAAATGTATAAACTTGTTGGCTCCTTTATTCCAATAGCATAACTTAATTGTACTGTACAATTTTTATATCTGCCACTTGCTACTACGTTTTTTGCTATATACCTAGCCATATAAGCCGCACTTCTATCAACTTTAGTGCAATCTTTTCCACTAAAAGCACCTCCGCCATGTGGTGCATAACCACCATAAGTATCAACAATGATCTTTCTGCCTGTTAATCCTGTATCGCCATCTGGACCGCCAATAACAAATCTACCTGTAGGATTTATTAAAAATTCTGTATTGCTTAAATCATATTCTGTAATTTCTTTTCTTATTAGTTCTTCAATATACACTCTTACATCTGCAATATCAATTGCTTCTTCGTGCTGAGTACTACAAACAATTTTATCTATACTAACAGGATTGTTTATACCATCATAACTCATTGTAACTTGTGCCTTGCTGTCAGGAAGTATCCACGAACTACTTTGCCTTACGTCTTGTAATCGTTGCAGTATTCTGTGACTATAATGTATTGCACTTGGCATATAGTTTTCAGTTTCATTACATGCATATCCAAACATTAGTCCCTGATCTCCAGCACCAAAATTATCAGTGCCTAATGCAATATCAGGACTTTGGCCATGTAATTCGTTATAAACTTTTAATTTTTCCCAATGAAATCCATTTTGCTCATAGCCAATATCTCTAACTATTTCTCTAACAAGTTTATCTAAATAAATTTTATCAAACTTGTCGCTTTTATATTCTCCAGCAAGTGTAACCATATTTGTAGTTACTAAAGTTTCCACTGCGGCTCTGTGATTTACGTTTTTATCAATTAGATGTGTTGCAACAGCATCTGATATTAGATCTGCAACTTTATCTGGGTGCCCTCTACTGACACTTTCACTTGTAAATTGATACATGTTTTACCTCATTTTTAAATTTAATATATCTTCCCATTCTGCATATTCTGTTCCATGAAAATGATCTTTAGGAAACTGTGGGGGTTCTACGTGTAACCATCTTTTTCTTTTATACAAAGTTTTTAGCCAAACTTTTTTTCCAGTTATTGTTATTTTAGGAGTAAATGCAAAAGTTTTTTTCCATTTGGTAAATCGTAAGTTACCTTCATTGTTTATATAATCACTTGCAACACCAAAATAACCTTTTCCCATCATATGTGGATACCTAGTATAAGCAGGATGGTTAAAATTTGTATTTTGTCCTTTTCCTTTTGTAATGCTTTTTGATGATGTCTTGTTGTTTCCATCTTCTAAAATTGTTCTCTCCATTTTCTCCGCCCCAACTTCTGTTTAATTTAAATTGATGTGGAGTTTTCTTTATAAGTTTCTTTTCCCAATCCAATGCTTCTTCCATTGTGGGAAAGCGATTTACAACTCTGCATTCACAATTATATTCTGCATTACGCATTTTTTTATATAATTTATTTTTGCCTTTCTGGCTCTTGCTAAAATGCTCAGCCATTCTCATTTCAAAAGGCTTTGCAGTATAACCATAATATACCATACCGTCTTTGAATTTTATTTCATAGACCTTATAATTCGCCATCCTTTCTCATTTGTTCTCTAATTTTTGTTGCACTTATTTTTTGTGTTTCCTCGTCGAGAACTTCTTCTTCTATTTTATATCCTACACCTCTGCCGTAAGTAATATTCATTATATTAGGGACAGGATAACATCTAAACTTACCTGCATGATTGGCCAATGCAATTTCTATATTTTCACATATCTTATCCACTTGCCAAGGATTATCATCAGTTAGTGGCATATCTCTGACCAGTATTGCTACTTGCCCATGTTTTGCTAATGCTCTTTCAAATAGTTTTTGATGTCCTTCGTGCCAAGGCTGAAATCTTCCTAACATTTGTGTAGTTGGTTGCTTTGGTTGAAACTCATGATCTTTAATATCAACTGCTAATAACTTTGCCCATTCCTCACATTTTTCTTCTGTCCACCACTCCTCAGCAGTAATTCTTGCATTAATGAATGTTGTACCGTCAGGTTGCTCAAAAAGTTTATTTGTATCCTCAAATCTTCCTTCTTCTATAGTATCCATCCAGATAACATATTCTGGAACATGTTTTTCCCTTAGTTGATTTGTTGGGCAAACAAAATCTGCAATACCATATTTCTTTTTAGCAACACTTTTGCGAACATAATCTCGCATACGCAAGGCTTGACGTTCACGACCTTCTTGAGAAAAATCCCAATCGTTAAATGTTTCTCTTATCTTATCTGCGTTGTGCCAGTCTGCGTTTCCTAATACTTCAACTAGTTTTTCTGCAAGAGTAGATTTACCTGAACCAGGTAAACCAAAAATTAAGATTCGTTTCATCTATTTTCCTTTTCCCATTCAACGTTATCGTCAAACTCTTGCCAGTACTCTTCCATATTTTCTGCAACGTTTTCCTGGCTATCATGCCACTTTATATTTAACCAACCTACATCAGCACCATAACTTTTACCGGTTGTGTCGTTATAATCATAATTGCAGTCTAATTCTTGCTTGTCATAGTAAACAGCATCAACAAGTTCGCACAGATTTGTTTCTACAACACCATAGCCCAATTTAAATTCATCAAATGGTTCATCTGTATCTACAAACCAGGCACCAAAAGATCCTTTTTCAGAACTATGAAATGCTAAAACAGGCACATACTTATTACCTTTGTCATCTTCTTCATTTATAACTTCTGGCTCATCTGAACCAAATAAAGCACCTTCTCTACCATACACAAAAATTCCGTCGCCTTCATATACTTCTTTATCGTAATCCCAATCATCTGATTCGTCTGCTGGAACTTCATATACTGTAAAGCCGCCATCTGAATAAGGTGCGTTTAGATGCTCTATACCATCATTTTCCCACATATAGTAATCTTCGCCTGGTAAACCTGGGTGAGGTAACCCTTCTGGATCTAATAATGTATCATTATCCTCATCTTCATTAGGTTCATAATCTTCAGATTCTAATACTGCTTCTATTAATTCTTGCTCATCTGAACCTGCATAATGACTTGCAAATGCAGGATTTACTTCTCCACATACAAGCTCACCTCCATATCTGCCGCCTTCTATTCTATATCTATATTTTGCCATAATAACCTCCTATACTAAATCAGCAATTTGAATATTTTTTACTTTGTTTGCTTCTTTAACAAAGTATGCACATTTTGGATCTGGTCCATCTTCTAATGGTACAGCCAACATATGACCATTTTTTAGTTTAGGAAAATACCATTTTACATCTTGATAAACATTAGTTATTCCTATCTCTTGACTTTGTGGAATCCTAGTTGTTAGTGGATTCATCACAAGTACTCTAAAACCTCTATTGTTAAGACTTGCTAATGGTAAAACTTCAATACCATCTAGATCTTCATCACATAATAAAATACTCCAATCCATAGGCATCTGTATATTGTAATTACCAATTTGTAAACAGATTGCAGGAGCATGAAAACTTTCCAAAAATATTAATGGAAGGAAATAAAAATCTACAAATTCTGGATCGCCCCCATCAAGTACACAATATCTTATATCATCTATTTCGTCAGGTACGCAATCTATATCATACGTGTCATTTTCTACTGTTAGTATTTTCATATTTTTTCCTTTTATTTGTAATCAACTTTAGTAACTTGGAACCTAAATCCTTGCTCTTTATAGAACTGCTTACGTTTTGTTAAATGTCTTTTGCTGTATTTTAAATTACTTGTTACGTCTAATACATTAAGATAGTCTTTATCAGAGGCTTTTCTAATACCTCTTCCTATACTCTGTATTACTCTAACAAAACTTTTTCCAGGTTCTAACATTACTAAGTTAAAAATTCTGGGTATGTTAATACCCACAGCCGCAACTCCATAAGTTGCTACTATTACTTTATTATCCATTTCAGAAACATCATCATAATTTTCCTGCCTGTCTGCTTGTTTCATTGAACCTGATACAAACACCCAATCTGGATTTAATTCTTCTAGTCTTGTTCCTGTTGCTATTCTATCTATTAAAACTAAAGTGTTACCATTAACAGCAACACCTTTTATAATTTCAGATATTTCTTTTAGCCTCTTTTCATCAGTAACAAGCCATTTCAACTCTTGAGCATAGTTTCCAAATTGTATCATTCCATCTTGTAATTGCAAAATACTTATATCTAAGTCTGCAAGTACACCCATGTCCTGTAACTCTTTACTGCTCATTTTTCCTACAACAGGTCCTAAACTACAAGTACAACCTACTGCATCATATTCTTCCTTAGGAATAGTACCTGTTAGTCCCCATCTAATAGGAACACCAGCAAATACACCACTAAGTAAATTTCTAAGTACATCTGCTTTTGCTTTATGTACTTCATCCACCATTACACAGGCAACTCCGTCTAAAAATTCATCTATAGGAAAGTCTGCTTCATAGTTTTTACTTTTCTTTTCTAATATACTTAAACTTTGCCATGTGCAAATAGTGTGCGTTTTATCATATTCTTTTCTATCGCCATACAATACACCCACATCAAGGCCTAAGTTTTTGTAGTCTTTTTCTGTTTGTACCACTAAATCTTTGTTTGGTACTATAACTATTGTTCTGCCATAATGTTCACATTTATGACTTAGCACGGCAGTAATAAGTGTTTTACCTGCACCTGTGGCAATCTCTTGTAAACATTGTGTGTTTTCCAAAAAGCGATTAATAATCTCAACCTGATAGTCTCTCAGTATTATAGGCTCGCCTTCTGCTGGATGTTTTTTAGGCCATTTAACATTATCATAACTCGTTTGAGTTACAGGATCAAAATTAAAGTCCCAAGCCTTTCTGTGATCAACTACTTCAATTTCATAACCCTCATTAGTAATAATTGGAACTAGTTTATCTAGTAAATGAAAATATGTTCTGCCACCAATGTCGCAATACCTAACACAACCGTCCCATCTACCCAACTTGTATGCAGGCATGTGATAGGCATGAGGTAGGAAATATTTACAGGCATCAGAAATTTTACGCCTTGCTTTTACATCAAGTCCTTTGAAACGAACATTTACCTCGTCTCTAATTTCTAAAACACATTTTGCCATACTGTATTATACTACCACTTGTACCCTAATGTCAAGTAAACTTCTCTTCCTCTACTATCGTAAAAAGGAGTAACCTCTACAATTTCATCAGTAACATTTTCTATCTTAAATGCTAAACTTACACCGTTTGTAAATTTTCTTGAAACATTAAAGTCAAGTTTTTCTAAATCATCTAAATACTTTTTTCCATCTGTTAAAAAGTCATAAGGTCCAGGCTCTCTGTCTAATTGTACTGCATAGTTTAATTTTAAATTATATCCATACAAGTTATGTTGTAAACTTAAAACTCCTGCAAATTCAGGTATCCTAGTTTGATCTGTGTCTGTATAATTTAACATCAATCCAACAGGCCCAAAATTGTTTTCATATCTTATACCTTGTGTAGTATATGATCCTGTATTTTGATAAGAAGCCATTGTCCAAATGTTTTCTGTATTAGTTACTGTTTTGTAAATACAACCATCTAACTCAAAAGTTGCCGCATCATTTTCTGTCCAGTTAGGATTTAAAACACAACCTATACCTGGTCCATTATTTTCTGGATTTTCAGTATCAACATAAAGTGTTGCTTCTGCGTCTAGTTCTAAACTAGTTGTATCAATTGCAGTATTGTAACCAGGTACATATTCGATTGCTTCTTTAAAATCATACATAAAGATACTAATTGCTCCGTATCCTAATTCAAAACCTACACCTTCTTCTGGTTCTAGTTCTAAGTTTCCTTCTACATAACTATCGCCAAACAATTCATATAAGTTAGGCTTTCTAAAACTATTACCTGCATTAAAGAACCACTCTCCTTTAGATATACCTAGTCTAAGAGCATTTTGTTTGTCATTACCTAGTCTTACACCAAAGTTATAATTTAATATAAAATTTGCATTTGCTGAAAAATAAATGCCGGCATTATCATCAGTGTATTTGTTTTCTGTTTGCACTATTTCAAAATTACCATCTCCAACATATGATGTTAAAAATTCACCAGTACCAATATATCCTCCTGTCCATAATGGTCTTGATTTATTAGTATCGTCATCTTCATATGATATACCAGGCTCTGTAATTTCTGTTTTAACTTCTAATGAGCCTTCAGTATTATTCCAACTGTTAGTATTATAGTAAATTTTTTCTGCATCTAAGCCAAATGCTACACTTAGATTTTTACTTAACTCCATATGATTGCCTAATCTAATAAAATCCCTATAACTTTCATTTGTATAAGTAGGATCTTCAACAGTAAAGTAATCTGCAGTATTATAATTTCTACCTATAGTCATAAAATCATTTCTTATAGCAATATTATACCTTTCACCGTCCTGTAAGCAATCATTACTTTGACCCCAATAATAATCATAACAATTATCATAATCATATTCATAATCTGAATACTTTCCTACAATATTAAAATCACCAAAGTCAACATTTATTCTTGCAGTTTTATTGCTGTAAGTATCTATTTCTTCGTTATCATTTCTAGCACTAGCAAAATTATCTTCTACCATACTGAACTCTAACTGTTCTAAAGGTGCTATTCTATATTGCTTGGGCTCTCCGTCCAATCTAATATTCATTCCACGTTCTATAGTATCTTGTATTAATATTGTTCCTGCAATACTACCAGAGCCATAAATGACTCCGTTTGCACCTGTAATAACTTTTACAGTTTGTCCATTTGCAAAATCATGTCCAAAATCATACCAACCTGCACCTGGATCATTTGCTGGAATACCATTTACAAATACAGCAGTATGATTTGTTTGAGCACCTCTTTCGCTATAACCTATAAAACCTCCATATCCACCTGCGTTATATGTAAACATAGGCATAATGGCCTCTATAAGTCTATTGTCAATAAGTGGATCTGCTTTTACAGTTTTTTCTTGTTGAGCAGTAACAACAATTTCTTCTATCTCGTCACCTTTAACTTCACTTGCCCATAACATAAGCAACATGATAACAAATGTAGCATATAGAGGCGAAAAATTAAGATGAAAATTCTTATCAAATTCGTTCATATTTTCTCCAAAATAAGAGTTATATTAATATAAGTTTTAATTATACATGAGTTATTGTTTTTGTCAACAGTTTTATAAGAAAACCCCCAAAAGATTTGGGGGTTTAATTGTGTTCGAAGTGGGAGGGTTTCGAACACTAGGGGGAACCCATAATAATTATTTACTATGGGTAATAATATCTACGAGTAGATATTGAACCTTCTCATACATGTTGATCTTGCTAACCCCTTCCAGTTATCAAAGTTCATTTTTGCAAGATCGGCTATCTTAAGAACCATTCTTAATGATATCTCTCTTAGCCTTTCTGCGTTCTCATGCATAAAGTCAATTATTTCTTTCTCAAAATCTTTTGAGAAGCCATATTCTTTCAACATACCATCTCTAACGATTTGGTTAATTCTAATAAATTTATCGTCTATAGAATCCATTCCTAAGTCAATGTAGTGACATCTACTCATTAATGCTTCTAAGTGATCTTTAATCTTTTTGCTTCTAACATTTTCAAAGTTCACGTTAGTAATAAAGATACAACCACCTTTAAAGTCAAATCTGTCAGGCACACCTTCACGTCTTAGTGCATTGGATTCTGCTTTCCAACTAATAGTTCTTTTCTTACCACTATCTAAAACTGCTTTAAGCATGTTTAGGCAAACTTCATCAAACAAGACACTATCACAGTCATCAAAAACTAGAATGTCTCCTTCGTTAGAATTGTTAAAAAGTGTTTGATATAAACCAATTGGCGTCATTGACCCTTTTACAATTTCAGTTTTCACTTGGCCACCAATTTTAGCCATTGCATCATATTCTTCAAGAATAGTTTCTACACCAAAACTTTTACCTACACCTGGAGGGCCTGATACAATAAGTCCTCTAACAACACCGTTAGCAACTGCATCAGTCATCTCATCAAGGATTCTAAATCTTTCAGCAATTCTATCCATTGCTTGTTTAGTAGTTTCCTTTTTCTTTTTAGGCTTCATGTTTTCAGGTATAAAGTTATTGTATTCCTGTTCAGTTGCTGGTACAACCTCATTAGGAGAATCTACTAATACTCTAATTTTTGTAAACTCTGCACCCATTAAAGCAGTTGCATCAACTGTTACAAATGCACCACGTTTACCATACGATACGCCTTTAAGTAAAGGGAAAATTGCGTCTGTGACTGGCTTACTTCTATGTATGCCATTCTTGATCTTAACAAAGTCTCTTTTATTTTTCATATATGCCTCCCACGGCTTTAGTTAAATATAAGTATATTATAGCAAAAAATGTCTAATTGTCAAGCCTAAACTAACCAAATAATTAACAAAGTAATCATTCCAATTACAAAAAGGCTCTCTGATAATAACATTCCGTCAAACATCTCTCCTACTTCAGCAAACCCTCTGTTCACTAACCAAAAAAGTGTTCCTAAAACAACCATTATCAATAAAATTAAACTCATATTTTTTACTCCTTACTATTATAGTATAGCAAAAAACTGTGTTTTGTCAAGTGTTTTATATAGATGTATCAAGCAGAATTGCTTGATTATGCTTAAGAATTGGCATCATATCCCAATACATTTCATGTAACTCTTCTAATGACTTTACAGACATTTGTTTTATAATATCCATTATTGCTTCTAGTTTATGGTCGCCATCTAGATTATCATAATCTTCGCTCCAATAATCACTAAAAGTTTTATATCCTAAACTTTTTAAATGCTGTAATGTACCAGTTGGCCCATATATAATTTGAGGGTGTAGATTTAATATAGGTCTTGTTATTTTTTCTGTTATAAACATTTCATTGTGGAAACTTCTAAAATAATCATTTATTTTATCGTCCCAATGATAATCACATAGTGTGTGAGATTCTGAACTTTCTGTTGTAATAGTAAAATAGCAATCCTCATAAATGTATCTGAAATCTCCAACTTTGTTCCAGTCTAAACCATTTACTTCTGGATAATGCTCAAATATTTTATCATATATACTTTCCCAATCACCAGATATATCAAATTGTATTGGTAGTTGTTTTTTAAAATCTGCAGTAAGAATATCTGCCCACTTACTATGTTTAAGTATAGGATCATGTGGACTAGGATTTAAAAGTTCTGGATAGGCATGAAAACTAGTATATGTATTCTCCTTATCTATTAAACCTTTTTGTTGCATGGCTAACATAAACAAAAGTCTATGTGGGAGTATATTTGCATTTAAACAATTATATTTTTTAGAACGTAAATGTGTAGGTGCCTCCTTAGTGTATATCAGTTTATCATAATATTCACTATTTTTTCTATATAGATAAAGTCCAAAGCATTCACTCTCTACATTTATTTTGTCTGATGTATCTGAGTAAAGTTTGTGCCAGTTGTCATAACTTTGTTGTATTTTTTCATTACTACCTCTAAAGGTAATATTAGAAAGTTTAATATTATATTTTTTACCAAACTCGTGTATTCGCTGATAAAAAATTTTATTATCTATTAATATTACTGTTCCTTCACAAGTATAATTAAATATTACTCCTACAGGAGTATTTGGATTTTGCTTTATAAATTCTTGTAAATCTGATGTAAGAGTTTCTGTAAAATTTTCCCAACTATGCCAGGTTCTTTCCTCACATTGTATTAGGTCATATTCAAATATTTTTAACATTAATCAATTACTATGTCTTCCATACCAGCAGTTCTAAGTCTTGTAATGTGTCCAATTTGCCATTGTTTTGTATCAAGACCTTTCATTATGCCTAAGTATTTATTTCTTAGAAGACTGAATTGATTAACTAAGTGAGTTAAATTTATTACACTCTCTTCACCGTCCACAAATTTTTCTGCATCACGGCTACTGAGTTGCCTATTGTAATTTTCTAAATATTTTCTAAATATTTTAGAACGTTCTTTGCGAAGTTCTATATTTAGATGTTCGAGAATCGCTTCAATCTCTTGGAGTTGATTAAAGCGAAACTCAGTTAGACCAGGAAGGGAGGCGGAGGCTTTCTCCAAACTCCCTTTTATTCTGACTTCCCATCTTGCATCTTCTAGTTCTTTTTCATAGTATGCAATAGCATCTACAATGTTTCCTAGATCGTCAACAATTTTATTATAATGGGTTGCCATTAATAATCCCAATCCTCATCGTCCTCTTCATTCTCAAGGCCAATATCGAAATGACTTACTATAGCCGCCTTCATTACAGTATCGAATTCATTTAAATGATCTTCTACTTCTGAAATGCTGACGTTATCGTCAAAAGTTCTTACAACTTCTTCTGCTAAATGAAGTCTTTCTTTTGCTGGAATAAACGATTTAATCGTGTCCCAGGTATCTAAAAGTAATGCTACTTCAGGACTCATCTGTGTAATCCTCCATATCTGGTTCTAATACGTCAGGGTCTATATCCTCAACAACATCTTCTTGTGCTTTAGGATTTTGTCCCCATTCATCTATAATTAGTTGAAGTTTTTCATCAGTCCATTGTTTTCTGAACTCTTTGATTTCTTCACCAGTTACAGGCGATACATAAGATAATTTATTGCCGACTTTAACCACAATGTCTTTGGCTTCTAACATTTCTAACATACCACTGTATGGATCCATACCTGTTTCATAAGGAATCTTGATCTGTACACCTTCAAAAGGTTTACTGTAACGAGACTTCATTACTTTGCAGGCCGCTCTTATACCTTGCACAGAAGATACTTTGTTTCCGTCTGCATCTTCTTTTAGTTTAAGTTTTTTAATTGCAACAACAATACTACTTGCATATATAAAACCTTGTCCGCCTGATATTTTATCATCAGGATCAAACATGTCTTGTGATGCGTAAGTATGGTTAGTTGCCACTAGGGCGATTGGGAAAGGGGCAATCTGGTTTACTGTATTCCTAACCAAGGCCGCAAGTGCCTTAGGTTTTCTACCCATATCCCCTTTCATATCACCTTTGTTGAATTGATCAACGTCTGTAGGAGTTAAAAGCATTCCTAAACTATCAACTACAAAAACAAGTTTTGGCATTTCATCATATTCTAAATCGCCATAGTTTGCTTTATAGTCTTTCATAAATTCAGATATTGCTTTGGCAACGTCATCAATCATAGATACACTAATTCTCAGTAGTTTTTCTGGACTAGTATCTACATCTAATGCCTGTAACCATTGCTCATCTAATGCATTCTCAGAGTCAAATAATACTACCTGACATCCTTTATCTTGTGCATTTTTTACAATGTTTCCAGAACATATAAATGATTTACCAGAACCTGACTCACCAGCAAACACACTCACTTTACCTAGTGGGATACCTCCATTGAAGTCTCCACTGATTAAATAATCAAGTGTTTTGTTACCAGTGCTAATCCAATCTCTAGGGTCATGGAAACCTGCACTAATTCCAGTTATGCTTTTTGTCAGTCCAGTTCTGAACTTTGTTAAGTCAAAAGGTTTTTGCATGATGTCTCCTTAACTAGATTGTCTGTTTCTAATCATGTTAAGAATGTCATCTGCTGACTTCTTACCAGTGTCTCCACTATCTGCTGTCGCTGTTGCAGTTGCAGGTGCTGGAGCCTCTGCTACTGTTTCTGCTGTTGCTGGAGTTTCTACTACAGGAGCCACACTCTCTTTTGCAGGCTCTGATACTGCTGGAGCAGGTTGAGCCGTTGCCACTGTTGATTGTGTGCTAGTTCCTGTATCAAGTCCATAGGGTTTGTAAAAGGTACCCCATCTTGCTGGATCATACAGTTCTCCATTTACACTTGCCTCAAACATTTCTGCAATCGCTTGTACACCTTCTGGTGTTGGTTTTGCAGGAAGGAAGTCGTTTAAGTTATACAAACCATGTGTATCAATTGCCGCCAATTGTTCTTCAGTTAGAGCAGTTTCCTTTCTTGCCCATTTAGAAGTACTGTAGTCTGCATACTGTCCTTTTGTTGTTTTTGCTAATCTAAAATCAGTACCTGCAACATAGTCTGTTGGAAGGTTTTCCATGTCAGGATCCATGAGTGCTGATTTGATTATATTGAATATTTGTGGTCCAATTACAAAACGTCTTATTGGATTTTCAGGTGCTTCTTCATTTAGTGGATTTTCATTTACAAAACCCTGGAAGATGTAACTTCTTTTTTTCCAATATTTTCGTCCCATATCCTCTAATGAAGGATCTTTAAACCAAGGACGTACCTCAGTTAAGACTGGACATGTTTCTCCTGAAAACATTTCCATACAAGGAACTTGTACAGTAGTTGGCTTTGCTTCACCACCTACAACTCCTGGAAATGTTAGTCTTATCATTTGTCGTTCTACCCAAAAGAACGTGTTATTTGGATCATTGTCAGGAAGGAATCTTAGTACTGTACTAGTACCTTCATCGATGTTCCAAAAAGGGTATATTGCTTTATCACTTTGAGCTGGGGAACTACTGTTGGATTTGTTATCCATTGATTGTAGTTTTGCTCTAATTTCTTCTAAAGATGCCATAATGTTTTCTCCTTTTATGTATGCCATGTTCGTAATACTTTCATATTACTGTTGCCTTATTATAATGCCTTGATGAAAAAAGTCAAGTACTTTTTTCAACTATTGGAAATTTCTTTCCAACAAATTTATTTATCTTTATAATAGTATATTATACGTCAAAACGGTCCATAAATGCTTCATATGACTCTTCTACACTCATAGGAGCATTTGGTACATTGTGCTGACCTGCACTTAGTAAACAACTTTTAATTGCGCCATACTCGAATTGACTAAGTTGTCCACCAGCATTTAGTTTATCACTAATGCTATGTAAGTATTTGCCCAGAGATTCATCTTTAGCAGTACTGCTTAAAGCATGTACTCTGTGACCTAATTGTTGATTTAAACCTTCAAACTCTAAAAGCTCGTCTTCTGAAATAATATCTTTGAGTCCACTAAAAGTTTCTGACTCTATTGCTTTCATTATTTTACTTTCAAAACTTCTCTGTCTGCTAGTCATTGCTTTTAAATTTTCCATTGCATTTGCAACTTTATCATCAAAATGTGTTTCTGTAAACTTACTTTCTAAATCTAAATCGTCTTCTAAAATTTCTACGTTGTTATAGTTATGTACACTTTCAACTGCATTAGCATAACTTTTTACACCACTTAATCTATGGAAAGTGTTTTTTATAGTTTTAATATTTTCCATTGCAAGTGTTACAAACTCTTCATTTGCTTCATTTACTAATTTTGCTCTGCGTACATATTGTACAAATTCTTTAAGAGTTCTAAACTCTCTACTCATTTCTGTAATTGCTTCACCAATTTCATCAAAAGTCTCTCCGCCATTGTGCAAATGTCTTGCCATTGCTCTTGCGGCTTGCAGATTATTTTCTGCCATTTTAAATTTTTCTTCTCCACGTTGTATTAATATACTGTGGATATTTCTGCTTCTAGCACCACGAACTTCTTCGTTTACGTCTTTATTGTGCCTTACTATTATTTTAACACTATCTGCTAGTGGCTGATAACTAGATTTTCTGCTACCAGTCATTTTACCTAAACTTGCTTCTGTAATAGATTCACCTAGGTGTTGTGCCACTTTCATCATAATGTTGTTTGGATCTGCTTTTTGACCTTTTGCTTTTTCTTCATTATTTAATCTGTCAAGTACACCGTTTACTCTGTCATTGTCACCATATTTTGTATGAACTGTCTTCTTTACTTGAGCCAATTTTGAAAAGTAATCACTTGGTAAATTTGTATCTAAACTAGGTCTTTCCATATCCATAGTATCTTGTTCTGAAAAATCTCCTGACATGTATGACATGCTTTGTTTTGCTGTTGCTTGAGCATAAGCAGATATAGGATCCTTTTCTCCTTTCTTATGGAAATCATATGCTAATGCTAAAGTTTTGCTATCTAATTCTCTTATAGGCTGATCGTTTGGTCCTACTAATTGGCCTTTTTTATGTGCATTTCCTATTGCACCATAAAATTCAGCAATATCCATCATTGCATTACTGACCATAGTTTGAGTATCACTAGGGCTTTGAGGTAATTTTTCGCCTCTATCCTGCCCAAACTTAAATTTACTTCCAGGTGGATCCATTAATGGATTTTCCTGTAATCCTGCAAGTTTTTTAATTATGTTTATCTCTTCTGACATTGGATCTTCCTCTTTATTCTCATTTTTAGCAACGTCTAATTTCTCTCCTTTAGGTTTAATTTGCTTATCAAACACAGAGTAATCAAAATCTAATAAGTAATCCTGAGCTAATTCTTTAAGCATGGGCCTAATTTTTTCTATCGCTTCTCCAGGAGTTCCTGTTTTTAAACTTAAATGTTTGTCTAATGGATCGATTCTAACTAAAATGTTTGGAGACTCCACTGCAAATCTTGTAGCCTCCATTGGGTCAATAACAAGATCACCTGCCTTGTCATAACTACTGACCTCATAGCCAAACCCTTTTAGCAAATTAAAAGTCTTTTCTGCTACTAACTTAATATTCATATGACTATTTATCTGATCTTATACCTTTACTGATAAGTTGCCTAAAACTTTTTGAACATTTTCTATACTTGTTTCAACATTAAATACTATCCAGTAACTAGGTAAATCGCCGCAATTAAACAAATAATGAGCTTTAGTGGTATCTGCAAAGTATAAAAATCCTGTGTCCCAATGTGTAATATCCTCATCAATTACAAAATTAAAAAATGGGGGATTCACATATTGTAATGGCATAATAAGCCTAAAACTGTCTATAAAAGGTGTATTATGATCTCTGTGTGGCGGAAAAAATCCACCTGGATTAATTTTAAGAATATGACATCTAAATAAACTATCACCAAATATATCTAAAATGTGCTTTAGCTCTGGATATTCTGCAACAGGAGTCCTAGTTTTAAAGTCTTTTTCATCATAATTAGTACCATGTTGCTGATTATATTCCCTTAAACTATCTAAATCAGGAATACCACCTAATCCACCATCTAAACTTGTTATACTTAATCCTTCTCTATCGACTTTTTTCCTTGGATTATACTGTACAAATTTAAAATTATCGTAAACCCAATCCAAAAACTTTTCAGGGTCTATGTAGTAATTAGTTTTACATTGTTTACCGTATAAGCCTAAACTGTTTATTGCTGTGGTATTTAAAATTAAATCGTTTACAGTTTTTCTTTGCATTATAAAAGTCCAATAGGCATAGGGTAATCTGAATCATCTAATGAATCTGGATCATTTGGATTAACTGATAAACTACTGTTTACTGCATTGTAAACGTCATCTTCAAATGCACTAATATATTCTGTCATCCTTACAGCAATAATTAGTGCCATAACTAAGTCATCTGTGGCACCTGGTTTTGCTTTAAAACTGTTACCTGAACTAACAAAATTTTTAAGTTCACTTACTAATGCTTTACTTTTTAATTTTAATTTATCGCTCTCTACTAATCTTTTTAGTTGTAAGCAGGCCTCCATTTTGTTCTTGTGTGTTGTATGATAACCCTTTCTGCCTTTTTTGCCTTGTATTCTTTTAGGCTCGTGTAAAAAGTCGCCTGGAAATGTTTCTTCACCTGTATCTCTAATTACTACAAGTGCCGCCTCGCCAATAGTATTATTTTCTACTGTCCAGTATATTTGTGATAAACTGTTTGTTTGCTCTTTGATGTAATGCATAATTTCCATCATTACTTTCATTTGTTTTTCTATTGGGGATTTATTATGGTACCACTCTGCTACTTGTTCCATACTAGGTACTTCTAATACTTGTATAGCACTATTGTCTCCACCTGTGCCTGAACTAGGATCAAGTGTAACCAAATAAATGTTATCGTGTGTTGGTTGTTTATACCATCTAACATTACCCATTCTTAATCTAGGTTCTACACCATCCATTTCAACTAGTTTAAGTGGATCTATAAGTGTTTCATCATATATAATAAATTCACATTCATGCTCACGTCTAAATCTTTCTTCTCCTATTCTGCCACGTTCCTCTGTTGCCCAGGCGGCATCTCTGTCTGGGTGTTTGTCCCATATTGCTAATAATGGTTTAAATCCATTAACACCTAATTCTTGCTCATTGCCATGTTCATCAAATAATTTATTTGCTTGACCCCAAATAGTTGCAAATGTATCCTCATCACTATTAGGCGTACTTGTAATAATACATTTACCACCTGTTGCTAATGTAGGAGATAATGCTGTCCAAAACTCACTTGCAATTCTGGGAGGTACAAAAGCAAACTCGTCTAAGTACACTAAGGTAAGTGACATACCCCTACCAGTATTTTCTGTAGTTGTACTTGCTACTATTCTGCTACCATTGTCAAAACTTATACTGCCTTTGTTGTATTCTGTTACACCTGCTCTAATATGATCAGGTACACTTTCATATGCATACCTAATACGTTGCATTATTTCCTGGGCACCTGCCTGTTTATGAGCCGCAACTAATATTGTACTATCAGGCTTAAACATAGCATACCATAACAAATATCCTGCCGCCACAGTAGTTTTACCCATTTGTCTGCCCAGCATATTGATACTGTATCTGTAGTTATTGTAATTATGAATTAAATCTAATTGGTAACTAAAAGGATCAAAATCTATACCGCCCTGAGTAGGATGTTGTATTTTTACATGATTTGTCATAAAATACAGAGGACCTGTATCTGGATTTGCACAGTTCTTAAAATCGTCTATAGTATCTGGTGTATATGCTACTTTTGAGTAGCCTGGTTTAACCAGACTGGTATCTGCTGTTCCTCTTGCCATACTACTATTTATGTAGGCTAGGGTTTAAGAAATGCTTTTTTTAAGTTTATCTTTGAGGTAGTTTACTAAAACTTCTTTATCTGTAGAGTAATTTGCGTCTTGAGGCTTAATTACCATAAGAGGTTTTTTATCTGTTGGCTCTTCTGAGTCATGATCTTCATGGTCTTCATGGTCTTCATGGTCATCATGATCTTTGTGATCTGGAGTATCATCATGTTTTCCATCATCTTCAAAATCTACTCCTGCAAGTCTTAACACATCATGCAATTCTTTCATGCTTTCTGCATTTGCATTTATGGTGATACTAGCATCGCCCATTTTTTTAGTTTTACTATATGTGACTCTTTCTGAATCTTCACCTGGTTGTGCATATCCAAGGCCTTCTTTAAGTTCTTTTTTGCAATCATCTATCATAGATTTTAATTTTTCTTTATCGCAATTAGGATACATATCACAAATTTCTTTTTTAGATTTACCATCCTTACACATTTTCATAACTTGTGATTTAGAAGGCATACTTTCTTCTTCAAGTAATCCTGCTAATTTTTTTAATTCATCTAAAGGTTTATTATCATATTGTTTACTTGCCATTTGTGGCTCCTTTTCTTGCGTACTAGGATCTGTTTGAGCTACGTCTTTATCTCCTTTCATTAAACTTTTTATATAGGCTTTTTGCTCATCAGTTACAGCCTGGATATTGTGCTTAACAGCATAGGCTAAAACTTCATCTTCACTAGGTTCATAATCTGATGCTGAACTAACTGCTGTATCCATAGCCTGTTGAGCGTCAGGGTTAGTTGGATCTGTTGTTGCTAATGCTTTACGCAAGGCACTTAACTGATTAAATCCTGTAAAGCCTGAACTTAAAATATCTGTATATGGTTTTAAAAATGCCTTAAGAGCAGGCATCATTCTTTTATTGATTCCTCGTTCGAGGTTTATTTGCCTCAAAGCCTGCCTGATTAAAGGAACGTCAGTTTCTTCTGGCATAACATTTGTTAAAACATTAATTGGAACCTGAGGCAAGTTTATGTCTATCTCACCACCATATTTTTGATCTGGGCTAGTGTCTTGAAGTTCACTTAATTGTGAATCATTTAGCATATCATTAAGTTTCATTTATACAATACCTTTAAGAGTCTGACTGTTATTTGAAACTTGCTTAGTGCTTTCTGCACCTTTACCCATGTTAGGCATTCCGTGTATTTGAGCACCTAGTTCTTCTAAATCTTTACCCATTATTTGTTCTTTGTCTGGATAACTATTTTGAAAATATTTTGCACCTTTTTCTTTCTTTATTTCTTCCAATGCTTTTAAAAACTCTTTATTAAATTCTTCGCCATAATGTGCTTTAGCAAAGTCTAGGTCTTCGTTTTGTTTTTCATAATGTGCTTGATCTTCTTTATTTAAAAGTGCATCTTCTTCGCTTACATGTCTGTCACCATCTGCTTTAGCTCTTTCTTCTGCCATTTCAGATTCTATTCTTCTAGGATCTTTAACATTATATGCAAGTACTCTTTCATGATTTAAACCCATGTTTGTTGCACACCATACTTCTAATATTCTTTCATTTATAGGGTATTTAAGGATTACATCTGTACTACATACTTCTGATGTACATTGTGTTCCTTTAATTCTGTAAAACTCCTGAGGATTTTCTTCTATAGGTGTTCTTTTAAAAGGTGTAATGCTGACTAGATTATATTTTGCTAGACATTTTTCTAGCATATCCATATGCTCAGAACCACAATCTGCGGCAAATTTTAATCTAAAGCCGTATTCTTTGTTAAATGATTCTGTAATATAATTTTTCAGTTCCATAATTAATACTCCGTTATAACACTTATTTATCACTTCATGCAATTTTTTAATAAATAAAAATATGCTCACAGACAAAGACTTACAATTATTAAAAAATAAACACAGTAGAAGGGTTGGAATTCATAAAGAAGGGGAATGGAAATTATCTTCAGAAGGAAATTTATTAATTTTTAAAAGTGGTAGATGGGTAGATTTTACAAAACTAACCGTTTCCACCTCCGCCTTTTATGATTTTTAATAAATCATTTCTATCAAACACAGTGGCTTGAACAGTTTCCTCTGAATTACCTTTGTCACTAAATTTATCTATTCTTGCTTTTTTCAACATAAGATCTATTTGTTGCAATTTGGCCTTTGTTTTGGCATCACTGGCATCTAAGGCTATTTTTAACATGTTACTTGCTTCAGCAAACACTTTACCAGCCGCCATGTCACTAACGTTCATACCCAAATCCATAAGTTGCTTATAACTGTTTAATGCCTCCTTGGCAATATCGTTCATTTCAACTTCGTGATCTTCCAGTCCTTTTATTTCTTTAAATGCTAAATTAATTTTTTCGCTAACAGAAATAGCATTTTGTGTTTCTTCTATTATTTCCTGTGTTTCTTCTTTAGAAGGCACTACATCTGTAACCTCTTCTATAGGGGGCAGATTAAACTCTTCTTCTAATTTCTTAGTCATAATAGTATTTATTACTTGCGTTTTTTAGTAACTCTTTGTTTAGGCTTTCTCGGTTTATTATTTCTAAATATCTGATCCTCATTTATTACTTTAAACCTTATGCCTTTTCGATTGCACCACTCTTGTGCCGCTGTCCATTTGGCGGCATTAATGGCTGTTTGTATTTTTTGCCCTTGGGACCTAGCACTTTCCATCGTGGTCTGATTTCTAGGTTTTATTTCAACTAGTTCAACATGTTGTGAGCCATCTTTATCTGTGTATTGCACCATAAAGTCAGGCACATAATTATGATACCTTCCGTCTATAGGGCTCCTATATGGTATTTGTACATTTTCACTTGCCCACTTATGAATATTAGGATGACTATCACACATTCGCATAAATGCTAGTTCCCAACTACTTCTAAAGAAAGGCTCTTTTTGTCCTACATATTTTGTAGGATTTTGTACGTCGTATTTTCCTGATGCAAATTTTGTTGGCATACCACTATTTATGGCTTGATAAGGGCTTTTAATTTGCTACGTGAGTTTAATGTAGGTGTTTTTAGATCTATTTTATTTCCTGCAGGCCTAAAAGAATTAATGGCCGCATAAGCATCTACAGACAATTTAAGAGAATTTTCATTCATTTCAAAGTAACTGGTAGGATGTATTCCTTGTACTTCTGCAACTTTTATTAAAACTCTAGCCATTGCTATTGAATTTTTTTTCTTAAAACCAATTGCTTGTAACTTTGTTTCTATTACAGATAATGTTGAAGGGTCTATTGGCGAATCTTTTGGTGCGGCAATTTCTGCCAATATTTCTGAACTTGCTTCAGGTAATGGAAATTTTACACTTGCATTATCTATATATGCCACTAAAGTATCTTGAACAATTTTATAAGACACTTCATTTCCAAATGTATTATATAAAGATGTAGATGTGTCAATATACTCTGGCATTATTCACTTTCCCCTCTTTCAGGTGCATTTTGTACATTTGCTAATTTTTTCTCAGCCGCATCTGCCACTACTGTAATTGCAAAATTCTTGACTGCATCGCCTACATCTTGTCCAGATAATTTTGCTAATATGGCTGTGGATAATAATGACTTACCTACTTTCTTAGAAGGATCGTTAGATATAGGAAGATCTATTTGGTTATATGTACTAGGTAAAGGTTTAGAGGGACCTTCATCTTGTACCTCTGATTTTTCACTAGAGTCTGTTTTATTAGTATTATTAGGATCTGAATTTTGTGTTTGTGCCTGACTTTCATCACTGTCAGTTTTAATAGGGGTATCTAATGGCTGAGCTGTTCTTAGTGCAGTACCTCCACTTCCATCATTTGTGCTATTACCTAGGAAAGCCATATCTACACCATCATCAAGTATGCCTAATGGTTTACTCATTACTTCATCACTTGCAAAGTTTAGTCCTACGACTTTTTCAAATCTATCTAAGTCAACACCACCTAAATCAAAATTAGCAACATCAAATGTTGTAAAGTTTTCGTAATCTACTGATATACTAAACTCTACAAATTCGTTTGTTGAATAATCCATATCGCCAAAATCAAAACTATTAATTATGGGTGCTGTTAAACTGTACTGGACTCCTTTTCCGCCATGATACATAATTATATCTATTCTTTCAAAAAACTGCTTTGTTCTTTGTAGATTTAATCCTGCTTCATTACTTTTAAAAACACTAGTAGCAAATTGTGAGCCCTTTGTTTCGTCGATAAAATCTGTATTCATTCGTACATCTCTATCTCCTTCTGCATTTCTGTTTCTTGGGTTCATAAACAAATAGGAAAAATATCTCATTAACACAATAAGCCATTCGTTGTTTAATGTATCAAAGACAGTTATTTCTACAGGATTATATTCTACTCCTGTAGCAACTATTTTCTTTTTGTTAAATTGATTTTTTACTTGGTTTTTAAAAGTAACACTTGGAAGTTTTGCTGTCCTAACAAGACTTGAAATGTTTGTTTTAAAAGTATGATTTTCCAAATCTAGAAATGACGCCAAATCTCTGTTAAAAACAAAATTCACATATCCTTCAAATTTGATACGTGGGGGATTGACGTCAGGTCTAAATCTGTAATTGTTACGGAAGTCCCTGGCGTAAAATTTATCTTTAGAGTTTTTTCCTAAAAATTTCAGAAATTCCATGCCAGAGCTACCTCAAAAATATCGGTTATACTCCGATTGTTGATCCAGTATCTACTGATTCTGGGAACGGATTACCTGCTACTGTTCTTCCGTTGATATCGTTATCACCTTCATAGTGTGTTGCGTTATCATAACGTACCTGCATAGTAACTGTAACTTGCTCATTCACAGCATAGTCACCATCACTGTAGTCTACGTTAGTTAGGAAACATCCTTCAAGGAACCAAACTTCAGTTGCACCAGCATTAACACCATCTAACACTTCAATTTGCATATCAAATTTGTAATCTGATCCTGCGGCTGGAGTTGTTTGTTGGAAATGGTTCACCTGTCTTTGTACCTGTGAGCCAACTGCTTTTGCCACTTGGTTAGTTATATCGTCCCTTACTGTTACAGTAATTTGTTCCCAAGCATGTTTACCCTGTAGGTAACTTCTTGAGTTATAACTATCAATAATTATTTCTTCGTAAGTAATTTTAGGTCTAGTAACGTTTTGCACGTTTTGAGTCAATATTTTAACCTCTGGACTACCACCAAAGTTGTTTAAAAAACTAACCCTAAAACGATATTTCAGTTTCGGCATCAAGATACCGGAACCAGTAGCACCCGTTACCGGAACTCCAAACTTACTCTTGGTTTCATTTGTTGCACTTTCTACTGCCATATTGTTCTCCTAGAACTAAATTATATGCAAATATTTATCTTTTTCACTCAGAAATAATTAACAAGTGTTTTAATAAATCATAAAAAAAGGGCAATTAAATGCCCTTTTAATGGGAGTTAAAATAAGATTATACTGCTTCTTTAATCCTATTTACTGCAATATCTGAGGCATTTGGAAATACTTCTGTATATCCCCAATCAGCAACAATAAAATATTTTGTGCCTTCATCAGTAACTTCAGCAACAATATCTCCAACTGATAGTGAGTGCATATCTCTATACTCTATAACTTCACCATTCTTTCTAGTTACAGTTTTCATGTTGTATCCAAATACATGATTATCAAAAACAATGTCTTCATCATTGTCTTCATCATAGTAGCAACCATTTAATATTTTAAATACTTCCTCTTTGTCCTGAACTAAGTATGTGTTGTCAGGCGCATCTGCACTATTGTTATGTGATCCTGTTACCAGTCCAGCATTCTCTTTTACACTACAAACTTTAGTGTAAAAAGCAAAATCTTCAGGCTTAAATTCGCCTCTGTTACCCATTGTGTTTCTCATATGAGCTTCATATATAGGGTATTTTTCTTCTCCCCCAACGTGTCCTCTGTCATTACTGTTGACATAGTCTATAACTTCTCTTGGGATTTGTATTTGATAAATGTCGTATTGCATAAAAACTCCTACCTTTTTATTTAATTTATACAACTATTATAGCAAATATCCTATTTCTGTCAAGTAAATTATTAACATTTTATAAATAATTTTGTAACAATAATGTTACATACACACATACACACAGGAGAAAAAAATGTCAGACCATAATAAATCTGGGTTCGAAATCAGAGCCATGCTACTTTCACAAGCTCAAGGTATTCTAATGGATAACTATGATAGAATGAAAGATTCAGTATATATGCACAATGAAGTATTTCCAAATAACATGAAAGAACTTCCTGCTATTGAAATATCTGCACAAGATATAATAGCAACTGCAAAAGAACTAAACTCATTTGTTGTTGAAAAATAAGTAACGAGTTTTTTAAAACAAAAAAAGGGCGGTAAACCGCCCTTTTTCATCTAAGTTTAAAAACTTATGCTGTTGAACCCAAAGTGTTCTGGATTCTAATCGGTATGTAAATAAACTCTACTGATTTCACTGGTTGTACAGCGATGTCAATATATAGTTCGTTTCTATCGATTCTAGCCGCCGTGTTATTTGTTGTGTCACATACTGTAACAAAATCAAATAATCCACGTTGTTGTACTAACTGAGCTAATAATCTGTCTACAACCACTTTAGCATTTGCTCTTGTAACCTCATCATTTGGTTCAAACAAGAATGGTTTTACTGCATCATCAAGTTGCTCTCTGATGTAAATTACCAATCTTGAAACATTTACTCTATCTAATGCACTAGATACTGAGTTAAGTGTTTTCTGACCAAATACAGCAATTCCTCTACCTGGGAAGTTGCCAATTGGGTTAATTTTATTAAGATAAAGACTGTCTCTTTGACCTTCACTTAAACTTACTGCTTTAAATTCTCCTGATGTTGCATCAAGGAATCCTGTTGACGTTGCATTGTTTACAACACCTCTTTGGAAACCTGCTGGTGCAAACCAAGGGAAAGCAACTGAGTCATTAAATGCAATAGTTCTCAATGCCATGTGTGAAGCAGGAACCATAATACTTGTGCCATCAAGGTTTGTACTTAAACCATGTGGGTAGTAAACAGCCGCCTGTGAAGATGCACTAATAAGTCCGTCTTCTCCGTTCTCACTTGCATTGCCGGCATTTGTTGCCCAATTTTGTGTACTTGTTGCATCTGAAGCCAATCTTAATGGTGCATCTGCAATACAGAAGACTGTGTCTTTTCTGTTTACACTTAATGTAAGCATTTCGTCTAAGCATTCTGCATATCCTGGAACTGCAACAAGATTAAATCTGTTTGTTTCGTTCTGGATATCTTGGTTAGCAACTAGTATTGCCTGCATAGCCTTAACAACTGCTTTACGTTGAGCCTTTCTCATCATGAATGGAGATCCGTCTGCTTTGTTGCCACTGTAATCTTTCCATAGTCCTGATCCGCTATCGTATTGCTTAACGTTACCTACAGATGCCATTTTGTTCCATGCTAACATACCACTTGGGTATAATGCGGCATTTGGAAGTCCATTAGCAGTACTAATTAAAGAACCACTTGAACTTGCTCTAAAGTCACCAAAAAGAATACCATCTGATGTTACTTGGTCTGTATTATCAACTAATACCCATGCACTAGATACTCTTTTGTAGATTTTAGGGAAGTTTTCTAGATCGCTACTGTCAATCCAAAGGTCTCCGTCTACTAATGCTGTATTATCACTTTGTACTGTTGGTGCAGAAGCGCCTACTTGTACGTCATTAGAATATGATGCCCATGTACCTGCATTTTGATATAAAATGTCAATATTGTTATTAGCAACATTATTATCATACCATAAGGTTCCGTTTGTAGCAGGACCTGTAATTGCGTTATCACTTGCTTCATAACTTAATGCTTTAAAGTTACTATATGTACCTGCAGTAATATTAATGTCTGAAGGTGTATAACCTGCAACATTTCCTGCTGAAATACCTATGTCTTTACCATCTGATGTAGTAATTGTTACTTTACCTTCAACATTACTTGCTGATGCTGTTGTTGAGTTAATTCCTGTTGCACTATTAATACTTGCAACAATTTCATCTACTGATACTGCACTTACGTTTGCACCTGTAAATGTTACTGGAATATCTGCCGCACCATTTATGCTTAAATTAATAGACACTTTACCTGCGTGAGTACTAAAATTAATTCCATCTGCTAATGCACTAGAACTTGCAACTGAAAGTGTAGCACTTCCGTTGTGTCTTTTTAGTGTAAAGGTTGCTTCAGAACCTCCATCTGCCCACAAATCTCCAGCCTTTGGAGATGGATATGTGTTAGCATAAACTACGTTTGAGTTTTCTTCTGCAACAATTGGCTCTATACTAAATGAGTTTGTTGTAGTTGAATACTCTTTTACAATAATGTTAGAACCATTATTAGGTGCTGTTTCCTGGATAAAGATATCTCCAGTTGCTAATGCGCCACCACCTGATTTGGTTGTAGGTATTGATAAATGACTTGCAAATTGAAAGTCACCTGCGGAACCGGGTACTGCACTAGACCAATTACTTGATCCTATACTATACCATGCTCCACTTATTTTTTCATAAAAGTCTATTGTTGACTTTGTTGCACCTGTATTTGTGAAGTATGTAACTGCAAATTCACCGTCTACGCCAAAAGCCGCTTTTGGATCACCGTTGCTGTCTACATCACTTGCACCAGGTTTTTTAACTGTTTTTAACACCCATGCGTTAGTCTCATACCTTTTAAGACCCCAACTTGTTAAACTTGCGTCTAACCAGTAGGCTCCGTTTGCAGGTGCTTTTGTAGGTGCTGATGAACTTGCTGAAAGTTCATCTAGGTCAATGTCTGCTCTCAGTACATAGGCTCTGTTTGCGATGCCTAAGAAACTGTATGCCGCCATTAAACCATATTCATTCTGTTCTCCGCCATGTAAAGGATTCGAACCACTTGTTTTAAAGACTGGATTACCATAGTTTTGTAGTAATTCTCTTTGTGAAGTGATTTGATATAATTTACCGGCTGTTGATGATGTTGTATATGATGCCGTTGAAGATCCGTCTGGAGCCTTTTTATCTTGTGCTGTTGCAATCACAATTAGTGGGACTGAACCAGCACCAGCGGCCGCGTAAAACGATTCATCTGATACACTTATACTTACACCAGGGCTAATCAATGTTGCCATAATGTTCTCCTAAAAATTATATTAGTACTAATAATAGTAATAGTATTTATCTATTTTTTGTATTTTAGGGTATTTTTGAATATTAAGCCGTATTAGGCTGTATTATACTAATTTAAGATGTTCTCTAAATTGTCCAGTATTCCAATCTCTGATATTTTCTACTTGTTTTTCTAAGTCTTCTAATGTTCCGTTATTGTTTATAACGTAATCTACATTGTATCCTGCCCAATTCCATTCACTTTCATGTACATCTTTGTACTTTGTAGTCATTATCTTACGGCAGACAACGTTTGAATGAGCCTGACTTGCTGTTTCATACCACTCAGGTAGCTCACCACGTTGTACCCAAATAACAACTCCGCCCATGTTTTTAATTAAATCAAGTTCATTTCTGAATCTGGCATCACTGACTACAGTACAAGGAGAATTTTCATTTTGTTTTCTCATACGATATTCTAAACTATTAAGCCATATATCCTGATCAAAATGATTTCTAAGTACTTCAGTACCTAATAATTGTAATGCAAGTCTGGGGGTAAAGTTTGGTACGCCTAGTTTTTTAGTCCAAAACATATCAGGCATTTCACGAAAGTCTCTGCTTTCTACAGTATCGCCTTCAAGCATTTCTCTAGGCCAGCCAAAAATACTGGAACAAACATCTTTTAGGGGAGCCGCAAAACTATCATGGACACAACCACGTTCTACAAACATATTGGCAACAGTATCTTTGCCACTGCCTATAAAACCAGTTATGCCTATAATCATTATCCTATTACAAATCCTAGTGGTGTGTTTCCTTCCTCAAAATTGTGTAATCTTTCTTTAAGACTAGTGACTTGCTCCATGCCTTCTGCCTTAAGAGCATCACCATTTAGTGTTACAGTACCACCAGCACCAGGAAGTCCTGATGTGTACTTGCTTCTTGCTTCTCCAAGCATTAATTTAGATTGGGCTAATGCGTATGCGGCCAGCCATGGAGAAGCCATTACATCTTTTAATAAAATACTTTCTGGTACATAATTATATACACCAACTGCAATATCTTCCTCATGTCTGATATTTCTTAAAATTTTAAGTTGCTTTGTATTTCTATTCCATATAAAATTATATTCGCTACCAAACACACGACCAATAGTTTCTTTGTATTGTGCAAATGCATCAAATACAGCAAGTCCACCTATTTGCCCTGCTTGTAGCATATACATATTGTTAAATGCAACATCAAATGGATCAAAGTTAGTACCGCCACCACTATTGGTACCAATACCTCTTCTGTATATACGCCTTACTTCCATTACTTCGTCAGGCAGTAAGTAATCCTGTTGTCCATCAATTGTTTCTATAAAGATTATACTTTCTTCTACAGAGTTAGAACTTAACTGTCTGTATATTGCGAATGCTTTATCTATAGCAACGTCATAGTGTTCTCTATCTAGTTCAACGTCTACTATACCGTCAGCCAAACGAAGTTTAAGTTCTCTTATTAGATCTTCTCTGCTAGTAAATCCTATATTTTCCATACTACTATTTATCAGAATTTGTTTTAAAATGCTTTAAGAATGATAGTATTATCGTTAATTCTGCCATTTAACTTTATGCCTGTAGTAGTTAGATCGTCGAATGCTTTTGAGAATTTAGTTTTTGCTTTACCTGTCCAATTTGATATTTGCTCTTTAGGCTTTCTTAAAGTTTTCTGTAAACTGAGCTCTGGATCGAACTCCTGAATTGTTGTGCCTTTAACTGTGAGTCCATCTCTACCTATGCCACGAGGGTCTTTGCTACTAGCATGATATACGCCAAGTTTTCTAGTTTTTGTATTATAAACCCAAACTTCATTTGCATTTACTATCTCTGTAGGATGGATACTTGCTATTCCTAATTCACTATCATTGACTTGATATTTTAATTTTTTAATTATAGATTCTTTGCTTCTTGCTCTAGGCTTACGAGCTTTTCTAGTAGTCTTTTTAGTTTCTATAATTGTATCACATGCTGTATTAATTTTTTCAAAAAATGCTAAAAACTCTTTACGTTGCTTTGCTGTAAAATGTGCATAACTTTCTTTTATTTGATCGTCCTTCCATTCCACAACCTCCAAGGCTTCTAAATAGGAAGGCTGAAAATCTTCTTTTATAATTTTTGCATGGTTGGCTTTTACTTCTGGAGTATAAGATAACATGTCTTTATAAGGTTCAAAACTTGTTAATGTTAAACCTCCATCTGTAAAGCAATCTAATTTATATTCCCATTCAGCACATAAATCATTTACTTGTTGTTTCATTCGTTCCTGAATGCTAATAACTTTTTTAGGTTTTAGTTCTGCTTTAACTAATTTTTCTTTAATAGCCTTTTTACCACGTTGTATCCATTCTGACTTTCTGCGTTCATGGTAATGGCTTTCTATACTTTCAGGCATGTACCCTAATTTTTGCCATACATAACATGATAATCCTGCCGCACTGAATGACCATTCAGGATTTGCTAAAACAAGTTTAATATCTTCCTTGTCCCATCCTGATGCATCTTTTATCCATTTTTTACAAGCAGTTACAACTTGCTTTTTAGGTATTTCTGTTCTTACAAAATATTCGCAACTGCGAAATGCTTGATCCTGTTCTGCAGGATCAGTTAAAAGTGCTAGAGTTTTCCATTCAGGCTCTTTTGTAACGTATATACTTCTCTGTTTTTTTCTCGGCATCTGTGTCTCAATCTTCAAATATGTCAGGGTCTGGATTAGAATACATCATTTGTATTACATATGGCCAATTTTCGAACCCTGTTATATCTTTTTTATCTTTAAGCACACTATTTTGCTTAAAGAACTGAGTAATACTTATCATTCCGGTGAATTTTCCTGCTCTTTCACCTGCTTTATACATAAAATATGAGTTCGCCATTATAAATGACAAAAAAAATAGATAGGTTTCCATAACTCTCCAAATAATAAAAATGTGAGTCTAACAAATTTTTATTTATTTGTCAAGGAAATTATTTGCCTCTGCTGAAGTTTTTTCTTATATTGTGCGGTAAATTGTTTTCTAAAATATTTTTCCAAACAGCGATTGTTTTATCTAGTCCTTCGCTAAGTCCAACTTTTGGTGTCCAACCTAACCTAGAGGTAATTTTGTGATTTGTACTGTTTAAAAGATATATTTCCCCAGGACGTTTTGGTTTTGTATTCCAATTGACGTGGCCATTCCATCCTAGTTTACTTGCAATAAGTTGTACATAATCTTTAATTTTTATTGCATTGTCAGGACCTATACAAAATATTTCACCAGCACATTTTTCAGGATTGTTAATTACTGTTTCCCATGCATCTAATAAATCATCTATGTAGATAAAATTTCTGTATGGTTCACCATATCCTAAATTTATCTCTTTTGGATTTTTAATCATTTGTGTTATAATTTGCTCTGTTACAAAAAAATCGTTGTCTTTTCTACCGTATGCATTTGTTTGTCGTATTGCTGTAAAAGGTAAGCCATAACTTCTGTGAGCATATTCCAAATACTTTTCGCAACCATATTTTGCAACGGCGTAGGGGGCATTAGGATTTGGAGGTGTAGTTTCATTAAATGCAATTATTCCTTCTTCTCGACCTTCTTTTATTAGATCACTAATTGGTTGCCAACCATAAACTTCCATTGTACTAGCAAATACAAAGTTTTTTAAATTTGGCAAGTCTTTAGCGACTTCAATTAAATTTACTGTACCTGTATAATTTATATCACTAAATGCTATTTGCTCGTAAAAACTTTGCTCTACTTCTGTTCTGGCCGCTAAATGGACAATAATTTCAGGATCAAACTGCCTGATTTGAAAACCTACCTTTTCATGATCTCTTAAATCCTCTTTTAAAAATTCTAGTTCATGTTTATCTTTTAGTCTTTGAACCATGTGCTGGCCTATAAAACCGTCTGCTCCTGTTATGAATATTTTCATTTTATATCCTCTTCTTTTGCAAATCCTGTAAGTTGCATTGTAAACCTTGGTTCATATCCAAAGTTTGCTACTGAATGAACTAGATTTGGTCTTATTATAGTAAAGTCTCCTTTTTTATAATCTAGCCAAGTTTCGTTCTCTATTTCTATATAATGTCCCATTAATCTATCTTGTAAAAATAAGTTTACTCTAACAGGAACCATTCCCTTTGTATTCATTTTTTCACGTTTAACCTTTTGCCTCATTTTGTATAAAGTATCAACGTGTGGTGCAATAAATCTACCAGGCATTAATTTATTTACTGTAACTATGCCATGATGTAGCCACTCACTAAAATTATCATAAACACTATGTACCCAACTTGGGCAATCATCTTCAAACACTTGCCATACCCAAGGTGCTTCATATGGATAATCTGGTACTGCTACACCCATGTCTTTCCAAAAGCCGCCACTATAAACAGTATGCGTATGCTCTGTAAACTTTAGTCTATACAACATTTCCTCTGTTATATGACTTATATCAACAGTTCCTTTATACATTTTTAAGAACTGTTATCTGTGCTGAATAAAATGGTTCATCTCCCATATTACCTGCTAAGTGCCAGTCATCTATTCCGAATTTAACCCAATCACCTCTTCTCCATTTTACAAAAGGTTGATCATGTACTTCATAATAATGTCCACGTTTCCAATCTTCTAAAAATATAAGGTAACGATAACTTTCTCCTTCACCATGTTCTTGTTTTAGTTTAAAATGCTTATCAACATGGTGTGGAATAGTCTGTCCAGGTTCCACATTTATTACACTTACTACATGATGATCAAAATCTTGTGGTATCTTTAATGCTAAATCATGTACCCATTGTGGAGAGGTTTCAAACATTTGCCATATACTACTGTTATGTTTAGTATAATATTGCTCTATTTTATCGTACTGTTGGTAACATTGAAAATAATCATCAAAGTTTAATAAACTCATTTGTTCATTTGTAATACCACAGTTATCAATATGCCCGTACTTAATCACAATAACTCTCTAACGTTCCTTTACGTCTTAAATCCAATGTAGCACAATGAATGCCGCCTGACAGCGTCATAGAGTGCCTGAATTGCACGGGTACACTATTGATCCCATACTTGTCTAGTTCTCTCATTAGAGGCTCTTGTGCAGAGTCTAAGACTACGGTATTT